AGTTTTATCAAATCCATATTTTTTTAAAACATTTACAGCAACACGATCCATGAATTTTTCATCACCCGAAAATACAATCATTAAATTATTAGTTGTATTAATCAAGTTACCTGTTTTAGGATCTCGGTTTGCTCCGCTATCAAATCCTAATTTATTTTCTAGATCGCTTAAATTCTGCTCAGTTAGATTCTTAGTGCCGAATCTACGCATATTTTCTTTTAAAGTTTGTTTCAATGATTTTTTCATTATATCCTTTTTTATATGAATAGTGTAATCAGTAAAAAGTGCCAACATTACTGCTAGCACTAATTAAATTGTTATTTAAAAGTATTTTTTAATAACTCATCAGTATTACCATCATCATCGAGATCTAACACATCTGGTGCATTTTTCTTTATTTTATCATAGTTTACAACAAATGAATCAATAGCATTTTCTAATTTTTTATCAATTGCAGAATCATATGTAGATGTATATCCGCCTTTTCCGGTAGGATAATTAAATTGTTGTCGCATCACATCAATTTCTTTCGCTGTTTCTGGATCTAACTGTTTAACTTTATTATACACAGCTTGCCACTTATTTTGTAATCCTCTATGTCTATTGCTACTGTATACTCCAATTAATATGCCTCCTGCAACTGCAAATGATAATAATATCTTATCTTTTACTGATGTATTTTCGATAAGAAACTGATCATATATATCTAAATTTTTAGTACCAAAACGACGCATATTTTCTGCAAGTAAGTTGTTTTCGTTTTTCATTGTGTCCTTTTTTTTTATAAATATCAGTTCCAAGAAATTTTCTTGAAAAATAGCAAATCAATAACACGATATCCTATAGGATCAGTAAGTATGAATGAATTCTGATACATGTTCCAATCTAGTTGATATGTTTTATCTATAATTCCATTGTTAACAGAGCGAATAACTTCGTTAAGTGCATTTACGGTGTACAATGTATTTGTTTCTTTTTTTCGGTGTATGCTGATTGTGTTCTGTCCTCGCTGAGTCCCAGCATCAGCATTGTATGTGCAATACAAATTGTTTGATGCATTTGCGTTTGCAAATACAAATATTCTTTTTTCTGGTATCACGTAGCTTTGTTGTACATATTCTACAACAATGTTTATATCTGATTTATGTGCAAATGTGCATAGTAATTGTGTTTTCACCACTCGTCTTCCTCATTAATTTCTTCAGTTAAATCAGAATCTTCGGCTCCGATTGATTTTTCAATTATTCTTATTCTTCCTGCATCACAAACCACAAAGCGGAATTCATTTGTTAGTCGCACTCGGTCTTTTCTAAATACAATAAATTGCAAGTCGCCTTTTGTGATTGAATCAACTGCCGCTTGTAAATCCGTATTAAACAGATTTGGTTCGCGTACATATTTTAGCCGGCGTAGTTCGGTGTTAACATATGTTAATGATTGGCTGTCGTCATCGATAGGTTTTATAGTAATTGAACCGTCTGAATTTGTTGCGATTGGTTCAATTGACAATTCAACTGGTGTTGCATTCGGTCCTCGCAATATTACATTGGTAAATCCTTTTATATCTGAATTGATGGTGTTTGCTTCGCGATAAAATGTTTGCAACATTGCATTGTCTTTAAAATTCAAATTACCAGATAGTATAAATGACTTACGCTTATCTAGATAATCGATGGCTTGTAATAGTTCTGGATGAAATATTTTATGGAAATCAAACTTTGGATTTTCAATTGTACCTCGGAGTTGATCGATACGTTTTAATGTGGTTGTAATTTCATCCCAAAAACCAAAATTTGTTACGCTTCCTTTAGTACCTAAACGAATTGATGCAAATTTTGCTGTCCCACCGGTATAATCTTTTATCTCGTATTGGTTGCCGTTTTGATCCATATCATATGTTGCACCAGCTCCATTAATTTTTGAATTGTTAAATAAAATTGCTAGTAATATTTCACCTTTTCCTAATCCTTTAGTTTCTAATCTAAACAATTCATTTAGAAACCCAGATCGAAAATTAATTGTATTTAATATGTCTTCGGTTATATCTGAATATGAATATAAAATTGCCGCAAACTCAACACATTTAGATTGGTCCATTGAATTTAAAAAACTAATTACGGCCGAATCTGCATCAGTTGGTAATAATTTTAAAAATTGACGAAACTCATCTAATTTATTTGCTTGTTGTAATATTTGTATCAGTACTGGATTTTCAATTGTTTCTACGTCAACTGATTCTGTTATGATTGGTGCTAATCCTTTTGCATGATTAACTATTCGGTCTCGAGTTTCACGTGAAAATGTAGTCATTTCACTCAATACATCACATAAAATTGTGTAATCGGAATCTGTTGTTGGATATCCCTTTGGTAGTCGGAATTGCCATTCTGTAAGTATTGAGTCGATATTCATAACGATATAGTATTCATTTTACTATAAATATTACCAACTTGTGTTTTCACCGGAAAATTACCTTGCTCTAACACTGTTTTTATAGCTGGTATCATTTCTTTGGCTTCATGCATTGGCATATCAAATAAAAGTGAATCGTATGTATATAAAATTAGACAAGTTTCTCGTCCTTGCAATACAGCTTGAACCGATTGCATTTTTTGCACAGATACTTCGGTTTCAGTGGCTTGCAAATAATAATTAAACAATTTGTTGGCTGTCATATTCTGCACGGCATCTTTGTTTATTCGGCGTTGCAGTATTGGAGTTTTAGCATGGCCCTTAGCTTTCCATGTTGCCCACAAACCATATATGAAATCATTGACTTGCTTGAAGAACGGTATTTGTAAGAATTCGTGATCAATCCCACCATATAATAATCGAAACGTTATCTGTTTGCTTTGTTCATATTGTTCTGTGGTTAATTGGGTGGTATCAAAATAGAATCGACCAAAATATTCATGCACACTTCCTGCCGGCAAACTATATCCAATTAATCGGGCAATCAATCGCACGTGATATGCATCAAAATCCATTTCAACCAATGCCCCTCGATCAAATCTAGATATGAATGCATCTCTGGTGCCATCTTCTTTGTTCATTGCAGCAAAGTTGAATCCTCTAAATGCATTGCTAGGTCTTCCGGTGGTTGTATGATAATGATAGTTAGTATACACGTATCCGTTAGTTTGTAGTTCTGGCATTCTGAAATTCTCAGTAACATGCAATCCATTTTGTTCTATCTGTGCAAATGTCTTTGGATATATTGAATTGAATTGTAAATATGATTCCGTTAATTTTACATTCATACACATAGGCCATGCATATTTACGTATTTTCTGACACATGGCCAATTGATTCATGATTGGAACTAATGCATTGATATTAGGAAATGTAGTATGTCTTCTCCAATAAAACTGATGGGCTGGTGTATAATAATGTGTTTCATCATATGCTTCTCCGTAAGTAAACCACCACAAAGTCTTTACATCCCATACGGCATCGTTTCCGCCTATTTGAAGCCACTGTTTTTTATCATATATAAAGATATCCATTAGGTCTAGAAATCGTTGTAGATGCTCAGTAAAGCCGTTTATTTGTTCGACATGGCGAATTGGCACAATGCGTTCTACGTCATCTTCCGTATACACATATATACATGATAGCTGATTAATCGATGCATGCTTTTGATGATCTGCAAATACTGGAACTAGTAATGTTTTGCGTCCTCGAATATATTCGAATAATGCATCTAAATCTAATTCAGTATCTACTATCATACATTAATATAATAATGATAATAAATCAAGTTTCCAAATTACCGGTTAATATCTTTTGGGACAAGATATGTTATGTCAGAATAATATTGTAATGGATCGGTTAAAACTTTTGATATTCCAGCCAACGACGTTTCAGCTGATTTAATCTGATTTGTATTTTTAGTTTGTACACCTTGTATAAAAACCATGTTTGATTGACTGTCTTCGATTGGCCCGGAAATATACCATTGCATTTTGATTGCTGAGTATAGTGCAGGATCAATTTGTTTGGATTGCCACATATTAAATTGCGGTTCATCAATTTCAATGATTTTTGATTCATTGACTTTTTTAATAAAATATCTAGTATAAGAGCCAGCCTTTAATTGTTCGGCGGTTGGTGCATTGAGTGCTGATACTGGTTGTGTATATGTTAACTTTAACTCTCGCTTCAATGTTTCATACTCAACGTTCTTGGCCGTAATATTTTTGTATACAATTAATTTTTTCGATGTTTTTGAGTCCCAAGTTGCACCTGTATATACTTCGCCTGTTAAATATGTATGATACAGTCCACGATATTCAGTATTATCTTGCAACATGTATTGCATACCAGATGTATACAAATTGTTTGTAATCTCATCGGTTGTATAGTATAGTTTTAGTCTCATGTTAATTAATACTTGATTTCATTACACATCTAATTGTTGTTTGCCATTGTCCATCACTCGATACAGTATGTGTTATACTTATAATTCCAAAAACTGTGTTGATACGATATTTTAATGGCAATGCATCAAATGTTAAAGTATCACCATATCTAAATCCATTTATCCCATCAATTGTAAATTCTACCGTAAATGGAAATATTGGTGCAGTTAGTTGCTGTGATTTTCTTATATCATCAGTTGGATATTTTATGTATGATGATAATGCCTTATACAATGCTTGTGATTTTTCTGGTACTTGTGGAGCTTGTGCAAATAATTGTTTAGTTTCGCGAAGCTGTTTAACAATATCACTATGTTTGTCTTTATACTTTTGCAATATAAGATTAATTGTATCAGGATCATTTGAACTATACATTAAATTCAAATAAGGTGCTAAATTTTCTTCTGTAACATCGGCATTTCCGCTATTTAAAACATACATCAATGTTTTTGCATTATCTGGTAATGTTGCTGAAATTTTAAAATCTCGCACTATAGTACCATTTTCGTGATTTGCTAACATGGGAACTGAGTATGGTGTTACTACGGTTGGTTTATCGGTTGCCCCTGTTAATATAGTTTTTTGATAAAACTTATCAATATACATTAATTTTGTTTCATCTAATGGATATGTTTCCAATGACATTCCAATTGCATTACCAGTAGCATATGATATTTTTGCAGATACTTCTTTAAGAAATTGTGATAATGTAAAATTCTTTTTACCACCAGCAGTTAATCCAGATTTTCCATCTTCGCCATTTAAAATATTTTGAATTGTTATTAGATTTATAAATATTCTAGATGCAAAAATTTTATTGGAATCAATTGCCTGAGCGGTTGTTGCTACACCTGGCCATGCATCTAGTAATCCGAAACGATTAGTATTAGTCGAAATGTCTTTATAATATTGTAGCGAGGCCCCGGAACCAGCCAATTGGTTTCGCTGGATCTGTTCCGCGGAACTATAACTATTCATTCCGCCAGCTGTATTAGTTTCTTTTGGTAGCAACAAAATTTCATCTGGAATACATGATACTAGATGCGGATAATAATTACTACATGAAAATTGATCATCACAAATAATTTGTGCGTCTTTTACTGTGCTATTAACTTTTGTACTAACTAAATAATCATTAATGAATTGAATTAACGCGCCAATTGTAATATATCTATTAAACTTAGTAACTGACAATGTTCCTTGTACGATAGAATTCTCGCTATTGTATGGACGAAATGGTTCTCCATATAAAATATATTGATCGGTTACATTTGATCGGGCTTGTTTAGGTGTTTGATATCGTATTATTCCGGTAGGTTCTGCAAATTGTGCTGGTACAACTAATCCATCTACAATATCATGCAATGCCGTGTAAAATGTAATTTGTTGAGTAGCACTAATCGATGCAGTTCCTGCCGTTGGCGGAGGCGGCGTATTAACTGCAGGGGTCTTTTTAGGTATAGGTGGCATCCACATTGATATATCAGTGTACACATTGCTAGCACCACGCAACTGTATTGATGCATCGACTTGACCATTAGGTTGGTATGAAAAATCAAATGTTGTTATTACTCCTTGAAATGAATATTCGTTCATTTTTCGGATTTCTTTTTCAAGATTATCTAAATCCCATTTTGGATATAGTTCTTTTAATTTTTCTTTGATTGGAATTGATGTTTTACTAAGTAGACCAGCATTACCTTCAGTATCTCTAGAAAGTATTGCAGAATCAGGGTGCACTATATCAATTTTAACAAAGCGACCTGGACGAAACCATGTTTCTTCTATCCCATCTAAATCTCGCTCTGGGTTTGGTATTGTGATTTGTATGGTTGCTGAATTTAATAGGCCCTGTGCATGGTCTGACATTTGAATATCAACCCCAGTAATTACTGGGCCAATTCGACGAGACTGGTCGATCTGGGTAGTTGTTTTTGAATAGGCTTTGCCATTTGTGTCAAAAGATAGATTTCCATTTTTATCTTTAGCAATATTGGTAACATCATATTTGTTATCATTCAAATAGCCATCAGGTCCGGTTGGCAAATATCTACCAGATCGAAGCTGTGCGCCTCCTAATATTCCATATGATTCTGCAATTTCATTAGGATTACTAGATCCAGACTGATATGCTGTAAGTTGTACATTGGCAATTTTACCGACCATAAAATCTATGTCAGCAGTGCTTCGTGTTTTTCCAGAATTACCTCGATAGTTTAATTCAACTTGTAAATTTGGATCTACTTCTGAATGAAATATAAAACTCATCTTAAACTGTTTGCGTTATTAATTATTTGTTGTAAATTGTTCGTGCTTGGAATTCTTAATCGAGATTCAGTTGGTATTACTAGTGTTCCTTTACCAATACCATTAGCTGTTGCAATAACCCACCATTTTGATGCATCGCCGTAAAATTTATCGGCAAGTTTATCTAAACGTTCTATGCTGGTTGTTACAATATAAACATCATCAGCTCCATATGGTATTACTGGAACAATTGTTGTTGTTAAATATCGAGGCCCATTTGATTTTTTTAATACTTGTGTGGTGGCATATCTACTCATAGTTTTCCTTGTGTTTATCCAACAGTACCTGTTATCTTATTTTTTCGTTGGTTTCTGCGATCTTCTCGCGCGATATCTTTCAGCGATGGAATTGTATCAACATTATCTAATGCATCACTTAACCAATTATCATTGCCTCGTTTTGGAGTCCCACTACCTTCATCGAATTTTTTAGCCAATGTATAGAAACGGCCGCCTTTTTGTGGAAGATGATCAGATATCATAGTAAAACTACAACGCACTGTTACTTTGAATGGCACTTCCATCATTGTAGGGTCGTTTTCAATGTTTATTTCCCAACTAGTATCAGCATCATGCAGTGTGTAATCTAATGTTGTTAATAGTACAGGTTGTTGTACAAATAAATCACCCACTGTTATTCGCATCCATGGTGCTTGCATGGCAATACTGTCCGGTAAATATGTTGGAGCAGTGTAGCCGGCTAATGCATTTAGTTTTCTCCAAATTGGTTGTAGTTCATCGCGATCAGTTGCATAAACTGTAAAGTCTAAACTTACATCTCGATTGAATCCAGTATACTGATAGTTAGGATCTGCTCTGCCTATCATTGTTATTGGTGTCCAATTGCCTTGGAATGAATCTGACAATGAGCCTAATGTAGCTCGAAACACAATGATATCATCAGTGGCAAGTGCATCACCATTAACTAGTTTAGGTCCGGTCATATAAAATTTTATAAAATCTTGAGTAATTCCGGCCTTATTTAAAAGTTTGCCAATAATCGGACCTTGTAAGTCACTAAAAACTGGATTCCATTCGTATGCATGTGAAATTGTGCGTTGACTAAAATCAATCACACTAACACGGTCTCCACGAAATGGTGTTACTTTTTCTAGTATTTTTTTAGTTCGAATCCATTTCCCAGGAGCATATGCTGGTTTTTTTAATGTTCCGCCTGTAAGACTAGCTGCTATATTATTAGCAATATCTGCAGTTGAAGTGACGCCAGGTAACCATTGTTTTGCTACATGGCTTCGTGCAGTAAAATCAGATCGTATTGCCCCAGCAGCATCATGAAATCCCCAACCATATTTAGTATTCAAATTGATTATTGAATATGCTCCCGCCGGCGTTAATGATGCTGCAGCATACGCAATTGCTATTCCACTACCACGTAATCCAGCACTAGCTCCATCTAATCGTCTAGGTAATACTGCCGAGCCAACTGAATCAGCGTTGTATCTAGCACGGAAATCTGCATATGTAACGCCTGGAATTCTGCGTAATTGTCCTAGATCTAATGTTGAATATGTTGCCGATAAACTGTTTTCGATGTTATCTGCAGCTGCACTGGCAACTTGACTTATTTGCGGAATACCCATAGCTGATGCCATACCTAATCCAACTGTACTTAAAAGTTTTGCAGCTGAACCGCCTAAATTTATATTGGTGCTAGATGATTGTGGTGCCTTCCAATTTACGGCTTTACTAGCAGTAAATGTTAACTGCTCGTCGCCAAAATATGGAGCTGCTGGATTATTTATGTTAGCACCAGCTGGCGCAAAATCTATAGTTATCGGCGGCGTATTAAATACTCCGGGCAGTATTATCGGATTTGGATTTATTAAAGGTATTATTGCTGTTGATGGATTATTATAAACGATACCGGGCTTTGAATCCGGTATATTAAATGGTGCATTAAATTGCGGATTAGGTTTATATGTTGGATTATTGGTAATATAAATTTTATCTGGAAGTATATTGAATGGGGCATTAAATTGTGTACCTACAGTTGATGGATTTAGATAAATTTTATCTGGAAGTATATTGAATGGTCTGGTGAATTGTGTGCCTGCCATTAATGTTGGGTTACTCATATTGTTCCTTAACTAAAATAAGATGTATTCATGCCCTCACCAAAACTAGATCCTTGTTTTAGTGCTCGTGTTTGTTGTTGTATTGCTGTTACAATTGCAGTAGCCATTTGCATGATATCTGCATTACCGCTAGATGAACTAGTTCCTATATTAGTTCCTATGGCAACACCATCATTTTCCTGAAACCCTACTGTTCCAGCTGGCATTGAAATTACACCCCCTAATCCGGGAGGGATGATAGCATCTTCTACGACTGTAGTTAGTGCGCCATTGCCTTGTGTTGAATTTACTATTGTCGATCCTGCCGTTGATTTTGCTTCACTTAGTAGCTGGGTTTTTTTTCCAAATATTTGAGCTGACATAAACGTTTTACCTAGAGTTTTTAATTCGTCAGGTTTTAATTCTAGAAATGGATTATTTTTTTCTCGTTTTAATGATTCATCTTGCATGGATTTTTGTAATGCTGATATTACTGCAAAATTATTTTTTAAATCAGTGCCTTCTAACATCATCATGATTTTCAGGTCTTGCAAAACTTGTAACTGTTGCGCGGCTATTTCATTAGTAGTTCGCGTATCATGTTCGTCAGCTTTCATTATTTTAGCAATATCTTCTGAATCAGCATTTACTGATTTTAACGCACTCATTAACTCATCACCAACTAACGTGAAATTAATCCCATCCATTCCAGCTTCTTCTAACAGTTTCTTCTTCTGTAATGCTCTCGATAATGTAGCCTCGTCTGTTCCTAGCAACTCAGACATTTGACGTCTAGCAATTAAATTGGTACTTAAAACATCGCCTTCTTGTTCTAGTATAGTCTTCAATATATCAGCTTGATCTGATGCTTTCCCTGCAATAGTTGCTTGTCGATACGCATCTGTCAAACTCTTGCCTCGCAAATTTGCTTGAGCTTTTTCATTTCCTACTAATCGACGTCCACTTAAAAGTTGATATTCTAACTCTTGTCCAATGCTTGATTCAATATTTAAAAGGGTATCACCTGTTTTAGCCATTTGTGCTAATGAAAATCCTAGTTGTTTAGCTTTAAGTGATGCAACCTCAAGCTCGCCTGGTATGCGACCAAATTGTAATTGAACATCTGCAGTAGTTTGTGCAATGTCAGATACAATCGAATTAAAGACTCCAACTGTACCCTTAGGATCTAATGCTTTGGCAATTTCATCTGCTACTTGTATTTGAGTAGCTGCATTCTTGCCTGTTTGTGTAGCGTATGATGAATATGAATTTGCTAATTCTTCTGATAGGCCTAACTGTGTTTGTAATACATGTTGAGTAGCAATTAATCCTTGATATGTTGTATTATTTTCTTTGTCTAATTGATTAACCGTTGGTATTAACTTGTGTATTGAGCCAGCATACTTATTTGTTTGATCGTTTGTAATACCTAGATTTTTACCTATTTTTTGAAAACTATCTGCTAATTTTGCAGCTGATATACTATTAACTCCGAATGTTTTATTTATAGCCGAATTTCGGATTTCTAAAACAGACATTGATTTATTTATTTCATTGATGGATTTAGCTAAAAATTCATTGGTTTGAATTACTTTATCTAATCCTCGAGATATTTTACCGGCTATTGACAGTCTCGCATCCATACTGTCAACTGCATTTAATAATGCATCGACGGATAATTTAGCAATCCGAGTTAAATTTTCTAAATCAGCTAGTGCTTTTTTACCATCATCAAATATATCACTATGCCTAGGTTGATGCTTTAATCTATTTATAATATGTGAAGTATTGTGCTGCATATACATTTCAATTTATTATAAATATTAACGTGTGGGTTTTCTGGTTTTTCTGCGTTCTTCAATTTCTTGTTTGATGCGTTCTTCCTCATCTTCCCGGTCGCGGTGCATTTTATTGATTTTACTTATATAAAATTTACGCAAAAATATTGGCATTGTGTAAATGGTGTCCCAGTCCCATCGACCGTCACCCCACCAAATTAGGTTGAATATTGATTCGTGTAGTTGTACTCGGTCTTCTGGTTTAAAACCAAAAAAGGTCTGTTCCAATTGGAAATGTTGATTGGAAGACGTCTCCTGTTTCGTCTTCAAACTCATACGAAGTAATTAAGCCAGGTACATTTTTCATTACATGTGTTCGAAATGGCTTTGCATCGCGGGATAAAAAATCATAGCGTATAAATTCTTCAATCTCTGCTGTGGATCTAGTGTCATTAACCTGTGTAATTATTTGACTCAATAGGTCCGATACCGTAATATCAGTAGCTGGATCATATGCTAGGTATGAATATTTTATGGTAGTTTGATCTGATACTTGGTATATGATTTCGCCTTCGGTGTCAGATTGCCAAACAATGTCTTTGTATTTTAACTCATCTAATTTAACAACTCGCTCTAGTTGTTTGCCAGTTTTTGGCGATTGAACTAGTACTGGATAATCAGCTCCATATGCTAATATTCGAGCTTGGATAATCAATGCATCTTTATCGCACGGTGCAATCTCACTCACAGCTACCGGAGTAACAATTAATGCTTCAAGCAATTTGTCAAACAATATTTGTTCGCGAATATATGATGTATTTGTTAGTATGTCCTCATCATATGCCGTCATGTGACGCATTTCAATTGTTCCATCGCTTAATGGATGTGTAGTTGGATAAACACGACCTTTACTAACAAGTTGTATAACTACTGATGGTAATTTGCTTTTTTGCTTGTTTTCGTATTGTTGGCGAGCTAGATTGATTATGTCCTGGTTGCCGATTCTGTCTGTTACTTTTGTCATTTGTTTCCTTTATAACTTATTTAATATAAATATACGTACAGTAAAAAAAGGGGCCGGAAAGCCCCTTATTACAATATTTTAATGATTAGAAGTTTAAGAATGCCCAATCGTAACGAAGTGTCATTTCAATGTTGACAACTTCTTCACTGCCCCAATCCAAAGATCCAAAATTTGATTCTGTGATAAAGGCACCATTCAAGATCCATTCTTCAATAACCTCGCCTAATGGAGATAATTGATTGATGCGTATTAATTTTTTATAGAAAGATGAATATCCATCGCGACCTGTTGCTGATTCATGATGCAAACGAACCCATTCCATTACTGATTGAGCTCCGGATGGTACAATTGCATCATACAATGTTACTGAGATAGTATTCCATTGAGTTTTACCTTTAACGTAACGTTTAACGTTGATATGGTCTAATGCAATTTCTCCATTTGTTAGTGAAGGCTTTGCACTTGCTTTAATTAAATACGCCGGAATATCATCAATATACATTATAAATTGATGAGCTTTTTTTGGCTCCCATGAATATGCAGTATTGAATATTTCATTGTCACTCGCAAATGCTAAGTTCGGGTTTATTTGATCACTTAATGCCATTTTATATAATCCTTATGTTTAATATAAATATCAGCAAAGTAAAAAAGGTAGAACCTAAGTCCTACCCTTTATTTTAAATAATTTTACATGTTATTCTGGAAAGCTTGCTCCTGTTGGTTGAATATTGAAATCTAAGATTATAAACTCAGCCGTACGAGTCGGTTGCAAAAATAATTGACCGTATAAAATATTTTGATCAATTATATCAGACGTATTATTAGTTGAATCCATTACAACACGGAAAGCAGATAGTCCTTGCTGAGATTTTACTTGTTCTAAATAAGGATTAACAATGGCTAAGAATCGATTGCGAGTTGCTGTGGTATTTTGTTCGAATACTAAATACTTGGTTGCAGATGCAATATATTTTTTAACTTCAATTAACGCTCTACGCACACTTACACGGTCTAATGCACTTGGTCTTGCTTGTAAGGTCTTTTGTCCCCAAACACAAATACCTTCATTAGGGAAGTTTGCAATAGGATTAATACGAGCTGAATACAATGTGTCGCGCATCGTTTGTGATAAATTCACATAAGTGTCTGTTGCTGAGGTAATTCCTCCACGTGTCAAGCCGGCAGGCGCATACCATGGTGCACCAACTGCATCATTGAATGATATTACTCCAGGCATAACTACTGATGGTGGAACCCATACCGGAACATTCTTATCATTTTTAACGCGAACCCAAGGCCAATATGCTGCTGTATAATTGCTATCTAATGTAGTTAATTGATTGGTAACCGTTGTTAATGTATCAGTAAGTGCATTTGAATCCATTATGTAGAATGTGTCTTGACGTGTTTCACACAAGTTTCTTGCCGCAGTTGTTACATTGCTATGCAAACTATCAATAATACCTGGAGTGATCAACATGTTGATATCGTAATAATCTGCGTTAGCTAACAATGCAAATGCTTTATTATATGCAATTGTACCAGTAGTAGTTGTTCCACTGCAATCAAATCCAAATGTATTTGTGTTAGAAATCCATTTACCAGAATATTTTGGTAAGTTTGGACGAGCTCCATCAAATCCTCCTTGGAAACCAACAATGAATTTACGTGTATTAAATGATATATTAGTTGCAAATGAACCAGAAACTAAAGCTGATTCCAATGAACCTGAATATGCTGCGGTTGATGACGGGAATGCTGCTGCTGCATCTTGATTCACATTACCTAGATAGAAATCGGAATTGCTACCTGTGTTTGAACCAGATGTTGGTACTGGTGCCAAGTAATTCAAGTTGTTGATGTTTGTAAAATCAAATCCAACATAGTTTTTAGGACTATATGTTGTTACAACTTGTGATGTTAAATAAGAAGTAGCCGTTAAATTCAATGAACCAGATGCCATTGGAATTGGCGAATTCATTGCACGGAAACCAAATGGTGCCAATGTGTTGCTGTTTGAACGATTGCTTACACTTGAATCAACTTCTACGCGAATAAATTTAGAAAGATTTGGATAATCTCCATTAACTAGAATATCGCCAGCATCGGTAACTGTTTGATAGCGATCTCCAATTACTAAGGCAATATATCTAGGAGATTGTGGATCTAAATTAACATTGAGAAACGTTTCAACTAAATCTGGTTGGGCGTCTGTATCTTGAGATGAATATGGAGTGTTTGCAATGTTTGCTGTGTTAACTCGACGAACTTCTACTGTAAATGTTGCATACCCAGCTGGATCTGTTACTTCTGGTGATGTTCTAATATCTCGAATACCTACTTTAACCTCAGTGTTAACAGATGTACCATGTGATATTGTGTGAAACTTAAACAAGTTTTTAACAGCAGTACCAATTTTTTGAGATGTAATCCATGGTGTTGCTGCTGATGCATAATCTGTTAAGAATTCATAGTTAGTAAATTCAAACAATTCCATTGTTACTTGTCCAAGATTTGCAAACAAACTGCTAGCAGTTTTATTTTCATATTGAACATATACTGGGTAATCATTTGATTTGGGACTTGACCCAAAAACTTTGTTGATGTATTTGTTGCTTGTGCTAACAATAGAGCCGGAAATTGCAATTGCCTCATCAACTAAAAATGCTCCCGTAAATCCAATTGCGTCATCTTGCGGTGATGTAAAAGAACCAGATACTTTGATTGCAAATGAACCAGAACCAGCATCAGTTAAAATGGAATCTTCAAACAATGGATTTGAATATGATCCTGATGGTAATATTGCTTGTGTTGGGTGTAACACGTGAGTTACTACTTGAACGGCACTAGCGCCAGATCCTGATTTTGCAATGATTGCCAAACCACCATTTGTTAGTTTGTAACCATTTTCATATAAAAGACGTGTTACTGTGATTGAATTCCCATTCTTCAAATAATCTCGAACCACAAACGGTACATATGTGTCATCTGAATAAGATCCAAATGTTGCAACATAATCACCATATGATGAAATTTTTGTAGGAATGAGTGCAGGACCTTTCACGGTTGGTCCGACAATTGCTGCTCCGATTTGGGCAACGGCTCCTGGTAAAAACGATTGATCTACTTCGTTCGTAAATACTCCGGGCGAAACTATTCTTTCTGCCATTTAATATACTCCTTTGATTGATTTATTTATAAATATGATTGGCGTTGTTCAAACCTTATTCTGCCGGAGTAAATGTGCCTGATTGAATATCAATTTGACCTTCGCCGTATGCATCTTTTAGTGATGCTAACAACGTTTCTTCTTGTTGAATTAGTTCATCAGTTTTTGCAATGTATTGATTTTTTGTTTGTTGAATGGATTCGAGCTGTTGTTGTAGTCGATTTTCTTCGATTGTAACATAGCCTAGTTCTGTTGCATTTTGGGCAAATAGATTGCGAAGTGTTTGAATTGCATCTACATGTTGTTTGTCTAATTTTTTTGTCATTGGTAACCTTTCTATTTAATATAATAAATTTTATTGATGATTCAAAGGTTTATGCTAAAGAAACAGATCTCCATCCGCCATTTAACCACACATGCATCTTATATACTGCACCGTTATCTCCAAATATCATTTCACCTTGAACGCCAGTCCATCCGGGAGTGCTACTAACAGTGGTAGGTAAAACAATTGAGCCAGATGGGGTAACTTTGAATGCATCTTTTCTATTATTATCGTCTACTCCATTTCCTATAATAAATAAAGAAGTGGTGTCTCCGTGTGTATTATATTGTCCTGAAACATGTTGGTATGAACCTGATGCTATTGTTTGATTTCCTTCTGCATGTGAACCATCTCCTTGTGCTACTGTGCCATTTCCTTCTGCATGTGAATAGTTTCCTGATGCAATTGTATCAGTTCCTTCTGTATGTGAATAATCTCCAATTGCTTGAGTACCAGCTCCTTCTGCATGTGAACCAACTCCGATTGCTTGAGTACTATTTCCTTCTGCGTGTGAAGAGCCTCCGATTGCTTGGGTGCTCTGACCTTCCGCATGAGAAGAGCCTCCGATTGCTTGAGTACCATTTCCTTCTGCATGTGAATGAGGTCCTAATGATACCGTGTTTCGTCCTTCTGCATGTGAACCTTCTCCGATTGCTTGAGTACCTTGTCCTTCTACGTGTGAATTATATCCGATTGCTTGAGTACTATTTCCTTCTGCGTGTGAATAGTATCCCCCAATTGGGTATCCTCCACTCCAATTTCCAATACCATATGTAATATTTCCAATAATTGCTTGGGAGCAAGTTACTGATATATCAGTTAATGTTATTAATGTGTTAGAGCCAGAGTAACTTGAAGAAGCTACTATAAATGTTGTTAATCCATATGCTGCATCATATACTGTATCATCAAATAGTATAGAATCACCTGAGATATATTCAGCTGATACATCACTGTAACTTGCGTCTAATGTACATACACCATCGATGACTGTGGTAGCTAAATATCCTTGATTTGAGCCAGCAAATGTAGTATTTCCTTCTGCGTGTGAGTAATCTCCAATTGATATTGATCCTGATCCTTCTACATGTGATCCTCGTCCGAATGCTGTAGTGCCAGTTCCTTCTGCATGTGAGAATTTACCAGAGGCTGTAAGATCTAAATGACCGTTTAATAGTGAATAATTTGCTGAGTCGTATGTGAGGGCGCTAAAACCGCCTAAAGTACCATTATTGTTAAATTGTACAGCTTGGTTGTTTCCGCCTAGGGTTATCGATGCAGCATATGAAGCACTTAACGCATATGAAGCGCTTGTTACTGTTCCAACAACATTAGAGGCTGTTACAAATGAAGCAGTTGTTGCTGTTCCTTGCAATGATCCGGTTATGCCTCCGGTTACAATTAGAGATCCGGTAATTTGTGAATTACCTTCAGAAAGGAATCCATTCTTTATTTTAAATTCGTTTGCCATATCTGTTCACTTTCCGAGATTAGGTTAATACTTTGTTATAAATATGATTAAATTATAGTTCCATTGATGGGTTTGGATCTGTCCATTCGGGAGTTGCTAGTATTGCTAACACTTCCTCATACGTGTATGGACCTTCTTTTGTTTGTAAGTCCAATACGCATTGAGGAGTTAGTCCGTCCCATTTTACAAATGTTTTTGTACTATCAACACTTTTGCGTACTGTGTCTTGTGATGTTTCATGTACTTGATTAAAATCAATTTGATTGAGTTCTGATATATTGAATATCATGAATTGTCTGGCTTCGTAGTTTTGTGTTTCCATAGTTTATAGTCCGAATCGGGTTCTAGTTGCGTTATAATTTTGTAGGATTTCTTGAGAGGTAAGAATACGATTATACATACTAAAATTATAACAACTACCATTCCACCAATTGTCGGAAACTCTAGTAGCTAATCTTATACTATTAAAATTAGCGGTTAATGCTTGGCTTACTGTAGTCCGTAATACACCATTGACATATATTTGTTGTCCTGCAGAATTTAAGATTACGGTATATATGCTAATGTTGTTAGCATCTGCTGTTGGTGTCCATGTATATACAAAGTAATCTACATTTTGTGTTGGACCACCGGTACCTCTAAAACCACGACCTGCATTACCCCAAATTTCCAGGTTAAATGTACGGAATGTTGAAGAGTTATTATTAGATAATCCAAACAGTGCTTGTCTATTAGCTTGATTTGAATCCATTGTGTTGCTTTTCATAACTATATTAAATGTATAGTTATTTGCGGTGCTACCACTGTATGGGATAATAATTGAATCATTCACCCCATCAAATACAATATTACCGCCATTTCCACTTGAAAATGTAGGTCCATTAGTTAATGTACCATTACTACCGCCTCGAGATAAATCTATCCATGTAGATGATCCAGAAACATATGATTTTGTATTAGCTGCATCTAAATAAAGTACTAATCCATCTGTTACAGTGTTTGGGCCTTTTATAACTTGCGATCCTGATTGTATGCGTATTGCCATAACTTTAGAGTCCTCGTATTATACATTTTGTGGTCCATGCTCCTGAAGTTGAAGACCCAGTTAATGCCATGTTTGACCCGGTTATTATCACAGTAAATGAAACTGCGGAGGTACTTCCAAAGTCGGTTGTAGTAGTTTCTGCAAAGTTAACTGCAGAACCCGATTGGATAGCCATTATTGTACCTGCTCTAGCATTTGAACCTGATCGAACTGAGTATTCAAAAAATGCAGTATCATATGATGCAGTTGGTAAACTATATACTATAAAAGAACCTGAGTTAGTTTGTACGGTTTTAGCTGTCGTAATTAACATTGGATCTTGAAAGTCACCTATCAGAGTAGTGCGATCTGAAAATACTCCTAGTATGGGTATTCCTGAGATATCGTTTACTGAAAATAGACTTCCGCTAAAACTATCTGTTACACTGAATAATTCACCTTGCGAACCTTGTACTGTGAATACTGGTAATGTCGAACCAGATCCGAACACTGTTAATGTTGACCCAGATACTGTTCCGTTTGAACTAGATATAGATGCACGGGATGCTGATACGTTTTGTGTTATAGAAACCGATCCTGTTACTAGAACACTACCAGTAATGTCTAACGAAGCAGATGGTGATAATTTTCCGATACCAACTCTTCCTACGTTATCAATTACAAATGGAGATGCATCTGGTCTGGTATCATCTTCAACTAAAAATGAATTGAATGAAGATGTATTATTAACATGTAGGGATGCTGATGGTGTTAATAAATTGGTTCCAATTGCCAAACCAACTGTAGTTAAAGCCATGGAAGAAGTATTGTTGTTTTCCCATGCAAATAAAGGTCGATTTCGAATTTGCCCAACTGCTGCAGATTGACTCATTACTAGAAAAGTCATTGCAGGATTGGTATTGGTAGCTCCATCATTACCAATTTGTGCTATAAGTTGTAATCCGACACTAGTACTTGAGGCACTATGAAGAGTTCGTATTGTTGGTACAAACACCCCTTGATTTGTTGCATAATTTATTATTTGAAGAGTACTAGTACTATCAGTAGCTTTAAATCGAGCTAGCTCTGATGTGGCACCTGCTGTGGATGGTACAGCTACTTGTAAAGATCCAGTTAATATAATCGATCCGGTTACAATAGCAGAACCAGTATATGGAAATGTTGTATCAGGTGCCCATGATGCACTAGTTGCAAATGAAGCACTTACGGCATTTAAAACATAAGATGCTGTTGTTGCTAATCTAGGAGTACCGTTTTCCCATATTCCGCTATTATAAATAAGAGCTTGGCCATTACTAGGAGTAGTAATCGTTACATCACCTAAATCATTTAATGTTTGTGCAATTGCACCGCCGCTACTAGAACCACCTGCAATATTTCTGAAAATACCACCATTGATTATACTATTATTTGTAGCATCTGTTAAGTTGTTAGTTTGTCCTTTTAAAACCAAATATCCAACAAATATCAATGAATGTGCAGTAAATTCTCCTTCTGTAAAACTGTCGGTAGCTAAATACTGTAATGCATTAATTTTAGTTGTGTATATGTTTTGGCCGTAGTATATTACTACTCGACCGGTTACTGGGTTAGCAAACACTCTTTGAATTTGCCAATCTCCCGCCGCCATTGTGTTTAACACACCAGTGCCGTCATCCCAATAATCGGGATCGACTGTTGTATAAAATGCGCCACCGTTATTGTCTAAACGAACTCCAGAACCTGATCTGTATGCTCGAGCTATTGATGAGGTTGCAAAAGCATTGCCGTGATAGTGAGATGGACTATTTGGATTTTGTGGATAAAATCCGCCCATTTGAAATGCAACACCATTACCTATACCAAAGCCTAAAGTTCCAGGATGTGCATTAATTGAAAATCCGTCTATCTTTAATGGACCAAATGCTCTAATAAAAGCACTTTGTTGACTATCACTATCATATGTAGTTTGTACATTGCTACCGACACCGGTTATTGTTGAGTAGTTGGGGTGGGTTGCTCGACCTAAAGGAATTGCTTGTTCATACTGTGTTTGATCAAAAAAGTCAATTTGCTGATGTATTGTTCCTACACTATCAACGTATATGTATGTGTTTTGTGATGAAGTTAAATACGTAGCAGATGCTGAATAATTCGGCCATGTTACATAGGTAAACTGTGGATTAATCTCTGATGAAAAACTAGCATTAGGATCAAGTATCACGCCGGAGCCCGATGATACATATATGGTAGCCCCCGATGCAGATATAATACCTCCATACAAAAGACCACTACTTATTCCACCTTCAAGCCACTTGAACTTAACTAGATTACCATATTGACGATAATATAAATCATATCCTTGTGCTGTATTTGATGCTGATGTGAACAGAAATGATGCTGTTAGGTTTGTACCGCCTGGATCTTGTGCTGGGTCTAAACGAAATGTTCCTGCTAAAGTTAGATCTGCTAGTGCATTAATTGATCCGGATACATAAATTGATCCAGACAAATTTGTTTGACCTACTAATGTGTTGTTTCCTATTTGAGTTGTAGATCCACTTACGTTTACAGATCCTGTCACTCCTAAACTACCTGTTATAAGAGCAGATCCTGTGAATGGGAATGGTGATACACTAGGTGCCCATGACGCACTTAAAGCATTTAATGCATAAGATGATGTAGTTGCAAATGATGCTGTACCAAATAAACTTCCGGTAATACTTGGCAAATTTGCAGAGCCGGTAACTTCTAAACTACCACTAACAATTGTTCGGCCGATTAATGTTTGAGTGTCGTTTGTAGCATCTCCGAATTGATTTGAACCACTTGAATATATAACTGAAGCTGATTCATATGTTACGTTTAAAAAAGCAATTGATGCTGTTCCTAATACTGATACATTGCCTGATATAGTTCCGCCAGTTAATGGTAAGTATAATGGGGCTAGCGATGCTGTTGCTGCGTAGCTTGAACTTACCGCATTTAAAGCATAGCTAGCAGTTTGAGCAAATGAAGCGGTACCTAATAAACTTCCAGTAAATCCAGTAGTTGCAACAATCGACCCTGTTACAGTTAATGAACCGGTAATAGTTGCAGATCCTGTAAATGGAAATGCTGGGATAGATGATCCACCACTACCAGATGCTTGATATAAATATTTTTGAAATATTAATGCTTGCGATATTCCAATATTTGCTGGAGTAATAGATGAACTTTGTAGCACATATCTAGAACCATATTCTGTTGCACCAAATCGGCTTACCACAAACTCTTTAACATTAGGTTGCATGCTGGTCCAGTAATCTATTCTGGTTAGCTTCCATGGTGTAGTTGCAGAGCCGGGAGCTGTTACTGTGTATGATCCGTTTCGTACAGGATTTGATTCACTAACTGCTAACAATCTTACGCCAGATGATGCAGTTACGCCTCCAATTACTCCCAATGCTCCACTTGCTGTTGCTGTTAATGTAGCCCCAGCGCCAGGAAACCCAACATATGTTGATCCTGATGCATAAGTAGATAGTGGCAATGGCGCTGTTGTAACAGTATCTATGAATAGTATAGGAAGTGTTTGTGTTGATGTAGATGGTGACTGTGAAAATACAATTGAGCTAGTCCCAATTATAGGATTAGGAGTTTGTTGTATATAAGTTTGGTTGGCACCTGTTGTGCCTCGAAGTCCTGTAATTTGAGATGGATACACCTCAGAACCGGTATCATAATATGATACCCGTGTTAAAACAAAAGATGATGTAGGACTTCCTAGATCGGTTATTGAATATAATCCATTTCTTAATGCAGCCGCCTCACTTCTAACTAATATAATATCATCTGCTAATGGAGTAGTATTATCTATTTTACCGGGTTGATTAAATTGTCCTAATGCAATAGAGCCAGTCGATATTAAAGTTGCGCCACTGCCAGATACGCCGTTATTGTATGTACATGGCATTAATCTAGCACTAGTTACTAGATCTGCAAAGTATAATTCGCCTTCTGCAGATCCCGATGTAGGTGGTGTCGTTGCACTATTTAAAAGAACATATTCACCATTTAATCCAGATAATGCATCCCATCGATACAATGTATTAGCTGATTGATCTAAGTATAAATATTTAATAGAACCAGTAGGCTGCGGGAAATTTGCAGATGATGAATACTGCAATATTTCTGATTCTACTTGTGCTAATTTTAATTGTCTTCCCATTAAATCCACCTTCCATTTATAATTATAACATCGGTAGATTCTATAGGATATCCTAATGCTGCGGTATCAAACACAATGGTTTGAATTGTATAATCACTAGGCGTCCATGCATACAATTGTTTGTCAATATATTGGCCGTTGATATACACATCAAACTCATTAACACTTGCTATTTGATTGGTTACTGGATTGATTGCTGCATAGTTAGATACACTAACCGTTGTTGAATCAACCCATACAGCTTGTTGATCAGTTAAATTAGTTAGATAAATCATGGCTTGTGCCGTAAGTGTTGCTGTTGTGGCTCCGGTTACATTTATATTTGCACCAGATGAAGCTGCACGTAAAATTGCTGCTGGTACAATTGTAGTGCTAAATAAATCAACAGCTACATCAACATATTGGTTAAATGATAATCTCTTAACCGAATACATTTTTTTAAGAGTTTCAACTCGACTTTCCTGAGCTGACAACAATGTGCCTTGCACCGTTATTGGTACTGTAGCTCGTACTAATCGATCTTCACCGACTGTGTTTACTGTTTCAAAACTAAATTGACCAATAGCGGTTGGAAATTTATTGAATTCATTACCCCAACTGAAACGTCCGTACGGTAATATTTGATCTACAACTGAATTCAATTGAGATGTAAAGTCACACCAAATCATCATGTCATATTCAATAGTAACATATTTAGGGACATCAATCACATAAATTTTTTCGGAGTCTGCTGGTTTTGGAATTGGTATTGGAAACAATTCATCTTCATATCGATTACGTTCATTGTATCGGCTGCGATATACAAGATGATTTGCTGCTTGTGGTCGATTGACATCCAATGTTCTTTGGGCATCTCTTTCAACTACACTGTTTCTTTTCAACATGATAACTGGAGATTGAAGCATTCCTTTTTCGTCACGTAAATATCCTAAACGGCGTACATTGTCCCATTTTTCACCATTAGCAAAAATTACAGGAATCGGAATCAATTGATCTGCTGCTGTTATCTGTGGACGCATTTCATTTTCAATAAACCATTTGATTGCAAAGTCAATATCATACACCGTACGTTGTTTAGTTCGTATTACATCATCATCACGACGAGTTTGATAAGCTCTGTTCAATATCAGATCATCCGCTAATCCTTCAGTTCGTGTTGGATTAGGTTTATTTGTTTTTCGATCGATATCTTCTCTGTTCAATCTAGGCATTAAAATCCTTTATATGAAGGAGGCATATTGTTTCCTCCGCGTCTTATATTTGTTATTCCTTGTGGTGTTTGTCTTGTTGCATGGGCATCACAAACTACAGATACACTGTAACCATGGTTTGAACCATTTGGCCACGTGTCTGGATTTTTACCAGCAAAGTATTGATTTGCATCAACATTGTCTAGTTCATAATATTCATTGTCCCAAAATATAATATCACCAACTTCCGGATAAAAATCAGCTTTTTCTAGAATATCACGGGATACTGCAAATTGAGCTGTTCTGGTATATGTATGACCGTAATCATCCATGGTTGCTGTTTTTGTTTCTTTTGTGATTAAGCACGGAATTAAAATTGAATCGTAATATGATTTTAATTCTGCTTCGCCGTATAAGTTTGAGTTGCTTGCTGCTACAATTAATTTAAAAAACTCAATTTCGGTATCGATAATTGAATTTAATAATTCTGAGTTAACTGCTGCTAAAAATTTAGCATCTCGTATTCCTCCAAATAATGCCATAATTTATACTCCTTAACCAACATATATTTTTAATGGCACTTTGCCAAGTATTTCATTCATCTGTGTAGCTTCTGTATTTTGACGTGTTAACATTTGTTCTTTTGTTAGTTTGTCTAAGAATTCTCGAAGCTGCGTAATCAATGTTTCTTTTTCTGATTGCGCACTAGATACTAATTCAGATCCATTCAGTGTTACTTCGGAATTTGGTATAGGTACTGTCGAATATTTATTACGAACAAACCCTAACATTTCTTTTGCAAGTGATGATCCGTATTTAATAATCCACGCACGCCCCATATCATTAATGCTACTGTATGTTTGATATGTATATGGTATATTGGATGCGTCACTTACTGCCCCTTTAACAAGTGCGGTATTACCAAATAAAAGGGCATCATTATTTTTTTGTTCTTCAAATAAAAACTCAAACCAAACTTGGCCATAAAATATAGTTGATGATGCAGAACCGGTACCTGATGTTGGCACTGGCCAGAACTTAATATCATCTCCATGTACTTCAAATGAATAATGAGATTTACGTACTTGATCATTAAACTCAATTGCTTGCAATCTCATTAAATCAGCATTGATTGGCATCATCATAAAACTAATTGACGGCGAGAATCCTCCAAAGTTAAATGAATCAAGTAATTGCTGTGAACCCAATCCAGTACCAACGAATGGGTCAAAATATCTAACAATTGCTGGCGGCGGATTATGTAGTACCCGTTTAATTTCGATCGAACTAGTATTTGATAATGTGATACCTAAAGAATTAGATACAGCTGTTCTAATACTATATGTTTGCTGGCCGGGCGTCATATCTATCCTAGCTTTGTACCAACGTGCGGTTCCTCCTGAATCAGCTTCTGTACCATATGCTTTTGATA